GTTTTCCAAGTCTTTTGTTCTACACCTTCGCTATCAAAATACTTATCAAATTTCTGGATTTCTATTTTCTTATTCAGCTTCCCCGGATTCATTGTTTTCTCCTTCTTTACAATACCTAATTTGAAATATAATCGCATCCACACTATGTTTTATTACATCTGTTACTGAACCAATTAAACTTCTATTATCATTCCAATGTTCTATCAGTATTAATTGAGCTAAATCTGTTAATTCATTTGATTTAAATTCTCCACACGAATTATCTAAATAAATCGCTGATGCTTTTATTAATGAATTGATAAATTCATCATCATCTTCGTAATCTATTCTCAAATATGCTTTGGCTTTCTTTAAATCCACCATGTTATCATCTCCCTAAAAAATCAAGAGAGGTTATTCGCCTCTCTTATTCAGTTTGTCCTTCATTTGAACCAGTATTGTCAGTAGGATTTGCTGCTGGAACTTCTGGTTCTACTACTGATGTAGTTGCAACTTCGTTAGCACTTCTAACATACACAATTGGTTGTTCAGCTGGTGCTGTTAGTTTAATATTCAAGTATGATTGTGTATCTTTTGTTACAACGTCATCTCTTTGGATAGCACGAATTAATGTTAAGTTCTTAGTGAACCCTGCTTCTTTAGACACTGCTAATGCCATTTCTTCTCTATCCATGAATTTGATAGCTTCTTCTAAATTACCAATATAAACTGGTGAAGCACCTTCTTCATCCGGAATATTTGTATTTGCATAAACCTCAATATTGATTCCAGATAACATTTTTTTGGTAGCATCTTGAGGATTTGGTTGTAAAACTGGTCTACCTGTTGCATCCACCCATTGATCCATGATGTCAAATCCGTTTTGGTTCGTAATAATAACCGCTCCTCCTAGTAATTCTGGATCAAGTTTGGTATTAATCGCTGATTTGATTTCTGCGTGTGTACTAGCATTTAATTTCACACCATGGTCTTTCAAGATTGATAAAATCTTTCTATTATCAGTTACTACTGATTTTCTAGCTAACCATTTATTGATGTATTTAACTAGACCACCTTTTTCATCTGATAATAATGTATTTGAAATTGGAAGGATTCCACCTTTATCAGTGATAGCAAATTTTTGTTGCTTTAATGTTGGTGACATTAATTCTCCAATTTCTGTAGCTTCTGTAATATCAACGAATGGTTCAATTGTATCTCCATTTTCATAAACGAATGAACCACTTGTTGTACTTGTAGGTTGAACATCTACGAATTGTTTTAATGGTTTATATTGTCTTTTTAACTCATTGATTTCTGTGTAGATGTCTTGAGGAATAATTACCGCTACACTATTTTGATCCTCTCCTGGTGTAGTAGTTTCCACTAACACATCTCTTTCTTCCTTAGATAACTTTTTACCTTGTAAAAATTTAACTAATGCAGCTCTAGTTTCTGTTTTCTTTTTCATACTTCTAGTTTCTTCAACTTCTTTTACTTCAACAACTTCATTATCATCATTGATTGTATCTTCTAATTCAGCCATTTGTTCTTCTAGAATGATTTGGTCTTTGATTTCTTGAGCTTCTTGCGTAACTTTTTGACCTTCTTCTACCTTTCCTGCATCTACTAAATCTCTAGCTTCTTTCAATTTTTCTGTAAGTTTTCTTCTTAATTCAATTAATTTCTTATTCATTTTTTATTCTCCTTTTCTATATTTTTAAAATTTCAATCATGGCATTTACTTGTGCCTTTTTTAATTCATCAAGGATTCTTTCTTCCTTGGTTTTTAGGTTATAATCTGACAACGACCTTTTTCCAACCTCACTTGTCGGATATGCCGGAAACGGTGTTGGAGATATTTCGATTAAATCGATGTCAAGTAGTGTTCTTTCGTACACATCTTCTTCTTTTAGATATTCCCATTTATCGCCATTGTCACGAATATAAAATCCAAATGAAACACCATCTACATCTCCTCTTTTTATGGATTCGTAGATATTCTTAGCTTGACTACTATTTGGCAATTCCAATTCAAAGCGAAGACCTATATCATCTTCTACTAACTGCAATGTTCTGGATTTTGTACTTCCTAACACGATGTCTGAATTATGATTCCATAATGCTTTTATCGTATTTTCTTCTAGACTTTTAGCGAATGCTCCTTTAGCTACTCTTTCATACCATTCATCATATAAAAGGTGACTTCTTTCATTGAATTTGACAACATAACCTTTGATCGCCATTGTATCTGGATTACTGTTATCTTCTCTGATAGACATTTCCATTGCTGGGATGTATCTAATTTCCTTGACTTTCTTGTTCATCGTTACCACCTCCTTCTCCTTCTTCTTCATTTATATTTTCATTTGGATTATCTTGGTTAGTATCTTTGAGTTTGACCTTCTGTTTCTGATAGTCATTCATCAAATCTATATCAATGTAGTTTAGGGACATGTAATGCTTATCCCCATTCTTGATTTTGTCTTTATCTTCTAGTTCTCTGATTTCATTTATCGAATAAACACCAAGTTCATGCATTGTCTTGTAGTAATTTGCACGATTGGTGCTGTCGCCTCGTAGCAATGAATTCAAATTAAACTTGAAATAAAACTTTTTCACTTCTATTTCTTCTTCTGTAAATAATTGATATTGCAATTCCTGTTCCCAACTTATTAAAAGTGGCGACAAGGTATCTCTTACGAATTCAAGTGATTGTTGTTCTATGTTCGAGAATGTCGCTCTTTCTAAATCTGCCAGCATATGAGGCGGAACATTAAAAATTCTAGCTATTTCTGCTATTGAAAACTTCTGTGTTTCGATATACTGGGCATCACATTGCTTAATTCCTAGTGATTGGTAGTCCAAACCTGCATCGAGGATGGCAACCCTGTGGCTATTATCGAGCCCGTTGTTGAATTTCTCCCATTCTTGGCGGATTATTGCCTTAGCTTCCGGCTTCAAAGTCTGTGGAACTTTCAAAACACCGGAACTCATTGTTCCATTGGCATAAAATTTGCCAGTAAACTTTTGTCCTGCTATCTGAATTCCTATTGTTTCTCGAGCTACATCTATCGGACTCTTACCAATAATTCCATTGGTTGATAATCCTTTAATATGAAGCACACTCGAATATGGAAGGTATGCAATTTTTCCATTCATTAACGTTGTTTGAACTAAATACCTTTTTAGGTTTCCTTTTCCATCTTTTTCAATTACTACTTTCGTAGTCAAAGGATTCAGTATCCATAATGCTTTTGGATATCCTGTTTTACTCCATTCAATTTCTGCATATGCATTTCCATATAATTGTCTATGGGATTCCATTGTTTGTTTGAATTGGAATGGTGTCATATAAGGATTTGGTCTGGTTTCTATCAGTTTTGTTATCGGATGATTATGGACTCTTTTTTTCTTCCCTCTAGTTTCCTGGTATAACTGAAGTGGTAACATGGCAACGTGATTTGATAAAATTCTGACACATGCATATACTGCTGCAATGTTCATTGCTATTGATGTATCTACACTTTCTCCGGAATAGGTTTCATTGCCACCAATTAAATGTAATAACCATTTGTTAGGTGTTGTTAGATTACTAACATTGTTTTCTTCTTCACGCTTTTCTAATTTCCTAAATAACATTCAAGCCACCTCATTTCAGTATTTTTGAAAATATAAATCCAAGCCATACCATCACTAGTCCTTGAGCAAATAATCCAAGTTTAATGTCCACCATGTATGCTGCAACTACTATTGATATCAGACCTAAAAGGATCAGTATATCTTCGATATAAGTACACAAAAAAACGAACCTATCTTTAGTTCGCTCACTTACTTTTTTAATTGCCATTATTTTCCCCTTTCTAAAATCCAAATCCTTCACTCATAATGTGTTCATTTATATCAACTTCTCCAGTATCGATTCTAGCTAGTGTATGACTGATTATCATCGCTGCTGCTGGATCAATCCTGAATCTAGTTTTACTTTTATCTAGCATTTTGTTTTCATTGGCATCAGTTTTTGCTATTGCATTACTTATTGCCCAAGTCAAGACTGGATTTTTATTTGTTATAATTCTCTTTTGTAACACTAATGCTTCTACATCTTTCGTAGGTTCAGACAAAGTCAGTACGCCCTGTCTAACTTCTACCATAAGGAATCCTTCTTTTTCCATATCAGTTGCAAATTGTGTTGCATTATATGGATCGTATCCGATTTGACTTACCGGATATAAAAAATGGATATCCCTTATGTATTGTTTTATGTAATCGTAATCAACTACATCTCCTTCTGTGGCTGTTATATAGCCCTGTTTAATCCATAAACTATATGGCACTCTATCTTGCTTCTCTCGTTCTAATACTCTGTTTTTGGGCATAAAACTATGCGAAAGCATCACATATTCGCCATTATCTAATCTAAATTCTGCATTTACGCTTGTTAGGTCTATTTTGCTTGATAAATCGACTCCAATCGTGCATGGATGTCCACGAATGCTTTCAAAATCAAATTCTCGGTCGCTTTCTTTCCATTTTCTCATATCCATCCAAGCAACTTCTCCATTTACCCATTGGTTTAGGTATAATCTTCTGAATGTTGCTTCGGCTGTTGGAATTTCTTTAGCTCTTACTGCTAATTGACGCATTTCTTCAATTTTTCTAAATACACCGAGAGCAGGATTGGCAATGTACCAAGTTTTCTCATCGTATATGTCTGATTCTTCTGGTGCTTCGTATACAACTGGATAAAATGTCTTATCTTGAACTACACCTTCTATGATTTTCTTTGAGTATTCATATAATTCATGACACACTGTACCTGTTTCTACACCAGCAGTTGTTATGGATATAAAAAGCGGTTGCCTTCTTGCTCCTTGGCTGGTTTTCATTAGGTCATATAATTTACGATTCTTTGATGCGTGTATTTCATCGTATATAACTATGTGAGCATTGAAACCATCTTTTGTATTCGTATCCGCTGATATTGCTTTATAAAATGAATTAGTTTCTAGTCTTACTATCTTCTTCTGGGATTCAAGTATCTTGCACTTTTTAAATAATGCTTTATTCATTCTTATCATTGCAGCAGCTGCACTGAATACTTTCGATGCCTGTTCTCTATCATTCGCACACGAATAAATTTCAGCACCATACTCATCATCCATAAACAAAAAGTACACTAACATCGCTGCAATTAATTCTGTCTTACCATTTTTTCTTGGTAGGAATATAAATGCTTCTCTATATTGTCTAGTTCCATCTGGATTCAAT